GACCCCGATCAGGATCAATATGAACCCACCTAAGGTCATCTGGTTAGGCTATGGTGCAGATGATTCAGATGTGCGAGGAGTATTTTGATGAAAATGCACAGAATTATTGAAGTCAAAAATGGGTGGGTCGCGATGCCTTGGAGCCAAGAGGGTTATGCGATTATGAACTACCAAGAGACATTCGTATTCTCTACCATACAGGAGCTAGCCGATTGGTTGGTCAGCGTGAACAAATGAGTATAGATAATTTTGCACTCGAAGTCGAGACTCATGCCGATAAGTTGTTTCCCGCTCGTACCGACGCGTCTATGTTCATGAAATTATTCAGTGAACTGGGTGAGTTGGTGGAAGACGGAAGCGAGGAAGAATACGCTGACGTCATGATCATGTTGTTGGATTATGGCAGTCGTAAAATGTTTCGTATCGAGAAGGCGATTCGTGCTAAAATGGAAATCAATAACAAACGTCAATGGAAGCAGAATGAGTTGGGGGTGATGAAACATGTTGAATGACCCGAACGACATTTTTTCTGCTTACGGTTCTGACCGCCGAGGACTGGAAACAGTGATGCGGTTACATTCGGTGAAGCGTTGGCACATGATTGACACCACGCGCCATCAAACTCTTGCTGAACATTCAGCTAATGTGGCGCTTCTAGCTTACTTCATCGCAAAGACGTCACCCATCAACCACTTCGATGATCCGATGGCCGTTGCAGTGTATGGTTTAGTTCATGACGTCGCTGAAGCATTCACTGGCGACATCCCGTCACACACGAAACGCATGATATCCGGTGTCGACGAGTTGGAGAGGGCAGTGTCAAGCGCAATATTTGATGTCAACGTCAACGAAAATAGCATGATTTTAGTTAAGATGTGTGATCTTGCGGACGGGATCCGGTTTGTCCGCCTCCACGGTGTCGATCTGACAGCTACTCATGCCAGAAAAGGTCTCGAAGATCAGCTACGTCGTAAACTCGATGACCGAGAAATGAACTGGCCCGAAGAGCTTTACTATCATGTACGGGAGCAGATTCATTTCTATGCCTATGAAAAAAGATGAAATTAATTTTCGGCACTTTATCGAGCCGAGGATGAAGAATCACTGGGACATGACTTGGCATGAGGATCGGGGTGTGTCCCCGGGCGTACCAGATCTCCATTATGGTTTTAAGAAAGATGATCAGGGTCATCGCTATCGGATCGGATGGCTGGAGTTAAAAGCTAGTGCAGTGAAGTTGTCTAAATCTAATCGGATCACTGTCGAAGCGTCACAACATCAATATATTCGGCGTTGGATTGACATCATGCCAATATGGTTTTTGATCAGGGTGGAAAAGTGGATATACCTTGTTCCGGGTCGGTGCCATGAAGAAATCCCGTACATCGAAGACGCAAAAATGTTCAACTGCATGGGCCAATACTTCGAGCAGAACAGAATAGCCGAAGTTTTGCCTGATTTGTTGAAAGAAATAACGAGGATATAACGTGGCAACTTACAAAGAATACAGTGGGACAAAGCCAGCCGTCATCATTAAGGCGACGTTAGATTTACTGCACGAGCCGGGAACAGTCTTTGAGGTACGCATCCCGAAGACCAAAGCCGGTACAATCAGTGGTTATTTTAATGATACGGCGATTGCTGCGTCATTGATCGCCAAAGAGAACGGCAAACATCAATCAATCTATATGACTATGAACCCGATCAACCCAGCATTGCTGGCGCGATCGGAGAACCAATTCACTTTTGGTTCGTTCATGACATCTTCCGACTCTGATATTATCCGCAGACGTTGGTTCTTATTGGATTTTGACCCGACGAGGCCAGCGGGTATATCAAGTTCCGATGCCGAGTACAGAACTGCTCTTGACAAAGCAGACGTGGTGGTTGAGTGGCTTACTTCGATCGGTTGGCCAGAGCCGATCCGGGCAGACAGTGGTAATGGCGTTCACGTGATATACAAAGTCGACGAGCCTGCTGATGACGCGGCACGGATCGATTTCGAATACGCTTTGAAAATGTTATCGTCGATATTCTCGGACGATAATGTCAAAGTCGATGTTACGGTATTTAATGCAAGTCGGGTCTGGAAGGTTTACGGGACGATCAGCGCGAAGGGGTCGTCTACCGCAGAGCGCCCTCACCGGGTGGCGATGATCACCAAGATCCCGTCCGATTTGAAAACTTTGACTCGTGCGCAGATTGAAAATGTGGCACGACCTCTCCGGGACGCTAAGAGCGACGAATTCCGGGACATGACCGGTGAATATATCTCGGACATAGTCAAATGGCTATCAGATCGCGGACAGACGATCGTAAGCGGCCCCCGACCGATGTTCGGTAATGAAGGCCAAAAATGGATAATCTCCAAGTGCCCTTTCAATGAGACACATACCGATCCAATGGTCGGGTTGGTCAATAATCGGCCTGTTTATCGCTGTCTTCATGACTCTTGCTCTGCATTTCGTTGGAAAGAATTCCGCGAGAAAATTGATCCGACCTATAAAGATCCGGAGACGATCTATGACCGCCTGAAACAATGGTGTGACGGCGACCAAGCGGAGATGGATAAGGAGTTAATCCAGTCGGCATGTGCCACCGGCAAACAATTAACAGGGATACTGAAAAAACTGAAGAAAGAGTCCGTCCGTGCCCGGGTAGTGCTACTGGAAGATTTGGTCAAGAGTGAACGTAAGCGATTTCAACGCGAGACGATCGGTGAAAATAATGAACGTGGCAATATCGTTGGACTCATTAATCGTACCCGAATTATGCAAGATGAGGGCATTGCCCCGATGTTCTGGATTGCGGATTATGACCATCGGGTTCGAGTAGGAAAAGTGGGGGACATTGATTGCCCTAAAGCAGGAGAGGCTGAAGAAATCACACTGATGGTGAAGTTTCACTCAGTTGGGGATTCATGGGTCAAACAGTCCCATATGAGTCAGGTGATCAAGTTTATCGCTGAAGACTACCGGGTCAATCCGCTTCGAGTGCATTTGAAGAGTCTTCGTTGGGACGGGATTAAACGACTGTCAACGTGGCTTCCTGATTACATGGGTACCAAGGACACTGAGTATACGCAAGCGATTGGCCGCAAATGGTTGATAAGTGCCGTTGCACGTGCGATGGACCCCGGTTGTCAGGCCGACCACATGCTGATCTTTGAGGGCAATCAGGGAATCGGTAAATCCCAAGCTCTACGTATTCTTGGCGGTCAGTTTTATTCTGAATATACGGGCGGTATGACGGGCGGGGGAACAACGCATAAAGATTTGGTGGCTGTGATTGCTGGGAAAATGATTGTTGAAATGTCTGAGTTAGCCACGGTCAAAAGAGCCGAAATGGAAGCATTAAAGGCAGTGCTAACGACCACTATAGATGACGTGCGATTAAGTTATGAACGGGATCCGAAGTCTTACCCCCGGACTTGTGTGTTCGCTGGTACGACGAATGAAGTCGGTCAGGCATATATCGCGGATTTGACGGGCGCTCATCGCTTTTGGCCGACCCACGTGGGCGAGGTGGGGCCAGTAAAAACGGGACTACTCAAAGAGAATCGTGAACAACTTTGGGCCGAAGCGGTCGAAGCTTACGAAAGTGGTGAGGATTGGTATAGCGTTCCAGTGGAATTGGTAGCTGAAGAACAACAGGATCGCCAAATCAGCATCGAGAACATTGACCCATGGTTTCAACGAATTCGAGACGCACTGACCGATCCGGACAGTTATGAGAATGAAATCTTCTTTGTAGTCCCACGGTATGAAAAAGGTCAATTAGTACCGGGATTTAATGTCCGCGCTGGCTCAACACACCTAATGCTTGGTATTTTGTTGCAGATTGATACCGCGAGACAATCACACGCTGATGTATCTCGGGTGCAAAGGATAATGCGGGGACTCGGATTCGTGAAATCCAGACCATCAAGTAAATGGATGGGCGGGGTATATGCTTATGATTTGAAGCAGGAGTCGGCTCCTCATCTATGGTCGTCCATCAATGCCGCTGCAAAAGCGTCAAAGTTCCCTAAACAGTACGAGGAGGCCAACCGTGACATACCTAGGTAAATCAATGTGCAATCAAGTGCTAGAGAGACTAGAATACTTGAAAATGGGAGTGGCCATGACTGATGTCCTTGATGGTGTAAGGGACCCAGACCACGAAGTAGAATTATGTTGCATCACATTACGGGTAGTATCTGCATTATACAGTCCCGTGATGTGGATTACCGCAGGTTTTGTTTTCGGGATCGTGACAACTATTGGTGCACTTATCGTTTGGGCAGCACTGTCATGAATCTACGTGAAATCGGTATACTCAATACCGGGTTCCAATTTGTTGTTACTGTCCCCGTTTAGCCATTCCATCATGGTGCGTCTCAATACTGCTTTGTACCCCGAGGACGGTTGCCGCAATACCGAACAATGTAGTGAACGCTCCCACAATGGGAGCAATCGATTGCAAAAGAATAGGCTTGTCTGTGCGGACAGCTTCTTCTACAAGGTAGATGACAACCAGTACCACGAAAGCAAAAGCAGTGCCCGAGATGTAACCCCAATAATCGCGCCAACTAAAAGCCCGGGTTTCATCCTCCTTGCGCATCGTCTCATTGATGGTTTGGAGTTGGCTTACTTGTGCGTTGGTAGCTGCCGCTTGCGAATCCGCTGCGATTTTGGCCAGATTCTCGCCGTGCTCTGCCTCAATTTGTTTAATTTTTACTGCTGCGTCCGGGTTTGATACTAATGCTTGCCCGACATCGTCCGGAGTATTAGGAACGCCGAGACTATTAGAAATCAAAGCTCCCGCTGCGGCGACCGCTGCCGCTGCAGGAGCACCGACGCCAGTAGCTGCGAGGACCGTGGCGATTTGAGGAGCGTAAGACGCGACCGACTTTGCGATATCTGACCAATTCATATTAGTTCCCCTTAAATTCAGCTACTTCGTCGGTACGACGATTAAACAGCCCTTGGTTGTACTTACCGCCGCACATATCCCACATAAAGAATGCCTTTGCAGCACCATCCATGTCCCCAGCGTTAATGCACCGGCATACAGTGGATGTAGTGAATGCGTGAACGCCAATATTAAATGTTAAATCGACACACGCGTTGAATTCATCTTGCGTGAGTGGAAAGCTGACAGCAGCATTGACAGCATTAACAGCCGTTTGGATATCAGCGGCAAGGTATGCGTCACACTGCTCTTGAGTGATAGTCATACCCTCAACCACTTCTGGCCCTGTATGACCCACTCCGATAGTCCAAACACCTTTAGAATCTTGGTACGCGGTCAGCCGTTCGCCTTCATCTTTTTCGGTCAAATGTTCACCAGATTGAGTGTATTCCATTATTTATCCCTTTTGTTGTTGATCGCTTCCATGAGTATTACATGCCGTTTCCAGCCATCCTCTCGATTTTCAGTCATGCGGGCAGAGAAATCTTCACGCATCTTCTCTTGGGCCTCGAAAATCTTACCAAAATACTGACGATGGAGTGTCAGTTCATCTTTTGTATCTTCGTGCATCTTAGCATTCATTTCTTTATGTTCAGCTAAGGCTTTATCACTCGCTACTTTATGGTCCATCAATGCTTTTTCATGGGCGAGTTTATTTGTTTCGATGACTCGGGCGTTCTGATTCCATACATATCCGATCATAATTCCTATAAAAGATGCCATGGCCATAAATACTCCGATAAGATGGTCTATTAGCCAACGAGAGTTATCATTCAAGGGTTCCATTCCCAGATGCCTTTCTTATGTCTTAAATTTGCCATATGTCGTGTGCTGCTTCGGTACGCTTAAATCAAAAGGTTCAAGTAGTCGTCCGACAATCTGAGTAGCAAGCCATTGACGCCATCCATTGCCGTTTCGAATCAGGTCATCCATACGCGAACTAAGCATCAAATGAGTCATGTTCGGCCACTGCAAAAATATAAAAGTCCCGTATACTACGTCAACATAAAAGTCGACCGCCATCATCGGAACGCCAACAATGTAATACATCAGGCTGTAACTCTTGCTTGTGGTCTGCGCCGCCCACAAATTGAAAATGATGTAAAACCCGATCCATAAGATAGCCGGAGATGCAAGGTGAAAACACAGCCAATATTGAAAGTACGTCATGGCGTTTTAGATCTTGATAATCTTAGTAACAACCGCAGCAGGCGGGAAAGTAGTGACAGCGGTAGCGGAACCCACCAATGCTGTAGTTGCTGTGATACCTGTAGTGGCGGTATTGACGCTTATCCCAGTGGATGCAGAAGCCGTACTTATATTCGGGCTACCACCGGGCGTGGTATTAGCAAAACCTCCACCTCCCGAGAAAGGCAAAGTTCCTTGAAATGCTATTCCATGAGAGTGTTGCGGGTCATTTAGACTATGGCTGTGGCCCGAGTCGTTTACTGTGACGGCGTGATTGTGACTTGGTAAGTTGGCGGTAGTAAGAACTTGATTTTCAGCACCACCAGTTGCACCTACCGCAGTCGAAGGACCCGCGACCTGAGTGCCACCAGAACCGATCGTCGACCTTCTGCGTAGATCGGGCACATTGAACGTGGTGCTGCCGTCGCCCGCGCCCCACGTGGTACCAATATTAGCAAACAACGATGAATAAGTCGTACGGGAATAGGCGGTACCATCACAAAGCAAAAATCCAGACGGTGCCGAAGTTCCTGCATAATCAAAAATAATACCAGACGGAATACCAAGGTTATTGAGTGCTGCAGAAGCCGAAATCGCACCTGTTCCGCCTTGAGCGACTGCAAGAGGAGTACTGAGTGCTAAACTTGCAGCAGTGACGGCACCGAGTACATTATTGATGACGTTTCGAACTAACATCTGGGTTCCGCCCGCGAGAACCGTACATTTGGCTCTCCATCCGCTAACTACATCGCCTGCAGTCAAGTTAGTGTAACCACCGCCTGAATACTTAACCAGATTCATTGCGGTGTTACCGTTCACCGATATAGTTGGATTGGCAACGCAAGTCGAATTGAATTGAACATCCCATTCCTGATTCGCCACATTACCAGCAACAGCAGGAGATGGGGTTAAAGTGTATGCGGACGTTGTACCTGCAGTGGTGAAAGCTGTTCCGGTCTGAGCTTGAACATAACTAGCGGTGATACCACTGACCACCGGAATACTAGATGGTGTTGAGTTCAAAAACCCGTAATTCACCGCGCTTAGCGTTGAATCCATCGACGTCGAATCCGGAACTATGGTCACCGTGGTGGCCGAGATGCCGTCATAAGTAGCGCCGCTTACCGAGCCATAATAAGTACCACTGGTTACTTGAAATTGAACCCTTCGTGCTGGTTCATAGACAGTGGTATAATTACCGGACACCGAAAACTGAGTGCCGGACACATAATTCGGCGTCGGACCCCCGACCCATTCTGACAGCGCTGTGGTTGATTGATTGACCCCGGGGATGTTATCGATGGTTGGCCCAACTGCGTTCCCGTTTGCGTCAGTGACAACGAATTTGTAATTGACACCGTTCTGGATCCAGATTTCGCTTGTTGTTCGGCCACCAGAATCTAAAATGATAGGATTCGCGTTCGGTACTAACTGCGTCGAGTCAGTAAACGTAGGGGCGGGAGTGGTCGTGCCCGCGACATATGTATAAATCTTTCCACCAGAAAGAATGACACCTTGCGTGTTAAATAGTTGTGCGCCGCCACCAAAAATTGCTGAAAGAACTGCACTCATTTGTCATCTCCATATTCAAAGTGGGTGGCGTACCCTTGCTCATGGAGGGTCGGAAGCTGTTCTTTCAGACCTTCGCCGACGTCGTCTCGCAGAATTGGGTTACTGACGTGCAATTGTTTTGCGGTTTTATATGCCCGCTCTGCTGCTTGCTTGACATCTTTTCCGAACCCGGTGATCACCATCACATAATCACCACTGGTGTTCCAGACCGGTCGGTTAACGATCTTGTCGCCTTCCATGTCTGGCATGATATCAATTTTCACTGATTGCGGATGTAAGTGTTTTTTCATCGACTTTGTGATACCCGCAATCGGTACATCACTAACTTCACGCTTCGTCGCGTTGCCGTGCGGGAAATCGGCGTGTGCCATGACCAAACAACAGCCGATGTCTTTTTTGAAACTAGTAGTGTCTTTACCGTTGATCGCATCGATCATCCATTGAGCGGGGTCACCTTCAATAGAGCCGAGCATCATGTTGAAAATTGGCCAACCCGGACGACACGTCCATTCAGTCGGTCGAGGTTTACCAGTTTCCTCTTCTACCATGAATCCGATTGCCACGTCACCGAGGTGACCTAGCTTTACTAACTCCTTTTCCAGTTTACCCAGCGTCTCCTCGCCCAGCTTGCTCTCGTCCGTGAAAGCCGCTATGGTACCCATCTCACCAGTGTTGGGGCCGTAATTCCCGGACATCATCTTTTTGTGTTCAAAAGATTCATTCCACGGACCGACAAACCCATTTTTCCCCATCCAACGGCTGACCCCCATCTCGATACCCTTGATGAAAGTCTGAAGCATCACATCACCAGTTGGCTCTTTTTTCTGTTTGATCATGCGGTCTATCCATCCGATCAAATCAGCAGCATTCTTCGACACATAGGTCAGTGCTTTATCCTCATTGTCCCCAAGTGTCTTGAACACGAAGCGTTCGCCTGTTTTTTCCACATGCTTCCGGGCATCCTTCATGGATTTGAAAGTTTTATAGGGAGCGATATCGATGCCGACACGTTCCATCATCTCCATGCCCGCTTGTCGACTAATCTCAAGATTCGCTGATGCTACACTTGGAGCGTAGACCGGAGCGCCACGTTTTTTGAAAAATTCAAGACGTTCAATAAACATGTCATTCGATGTCGGAAAAATGAGATCAGCCCATTTAACATGACTTACCCAATTCGTGACTTTTTCAATTCCCTTGAATCCATCACCCGTCTGTTTACTGATCGACGGCTTATCGGCCAAAAACCATCGGACCTCGTGCCCCGCTTGAACACATCGCCAAGCGAAACTCAGACCCACCCCGTCTGAATCAACGATAAGAATCTTGGCCATTATTGTTCCTCATCCCCGGATTCTACCACAGCGGGGTACGCGGGAGCAACCCCTCTGGTCATAGCCCCGGACTCTTGCATCAATCTTTGACGTTTTTGTTTCCTTGCCGCTGCCGCACCTTTTTCGATCACTTCCGGAGGAGCAAGCCGAGGTTGCAATGCTTCTTTAACTTGTGCAGTTGTCCTAGCTTTAGCCGCTTTAGCGCCAGTGAATTCGAAATATGTTTTAGCCAACGGCACCTGTTTCATCAAATGCTTGGCCGCAGAATCACGGAGACCTCGTTCGGCCATCATTTGGAGATTCACGTTGGTGTCGCTGCCAGACACCGATTTACCGGGCGCGCGTTTAACTTCGCGTGCTGCTTTCATGACGTCGTCGAGTCGAGCCAATGCGTCCGGTCCCAACAGGTGTTCGAGTTTATCTTTTCCGATAGTCCTCATTGCGGCTTTATATTTTGCTGGGTTGAACGGTGTTTCGCCGTCCATTGTAGCCTTGCTGACGAGGTAGTCGATGGTTTGTCCTTGCAGATTACGGACCGCCTGAAATGCTTCGGGATGAGTTTTGGGGTCCACGGACAACAAAGATTGCGTAACATCTTTCAACTCCACAAGTGATGAATTTATAACCGTTTTCGCGAAGACACCTTCATTTTTGGTCTTATAATCAGTCCGCGACCCGTTTTTCTTACTGATCAAGTCAGCAATTGCAGTGCGATCCTGAAATTCAAACGCGTGTGCGATCCGAGCAGCCCGCGCCTGTTTGTAGAGATCGCCACCTTTGCCGTCAGTGATCTCGTCCATTACTCTACGTGCGTCACCCATAAACTTGCTGACCGAACCGTCAGTAGACAAGTCATTCGCGGCGCGGTAAAGAATATCCATGTCGTCGATGTTGAGTTTACCCTTCCGAGCAGCTTTCAATTGTGCGTATTTTGCTTTGAGCGCTTGAATTTGTGTATAGTGGACACTTTCGGGTTTTACATCTTTGAACCATTTTTCCAAAGGTTTCGCATCGACGATTTCTTTAGTTTCACCAGCGGCACGAGCGGCCTTGTAAAGCGTATCTACTTTGTCAAGACTTTCTTTAGCTTTTGCCTCAATTGCAGTCGCCACTGAATGTCCTGTCTCTCTTTCGTTCTCAGTGTTTTTGCGGCCCATTCGCATTTTATCAGTATCACCTACCGCCTTTGTGATGGCATCATCGTTCTCGTTCTGCCTCGATCGCAAATTAGCGCCTTCTTTTGTTGCAGCTGCTTGATCTTCAAATCGAAATTGTTCAGCGTCGCGAGTCACTGAGGCGAGCGTAGGTTCAATACCAAGCTTTTTCTGGCGGTCATAACGATCACGTTGTTCCGGGGTTAGATCACGTAACGGTGAATAATCTTTACCCGGCTCCATGATCGGATTTTCCAACCGATTTTTCGTAGCACTTTTGGCGGCGTCCACCATTCCTTTGCGGCCAGCCAACGCACCGATAACTGGCAGCAAATTTTCACCAACGGCCTCCCCCGCCACTTCCGATTTCGGACCAACCATACTACCAACGGCTCCACCAATCATCTTATTGCCTTTATTGGCAGTGTCCATGATCATTTGTTGCCCTTGATTAATTCCCTGACCACCTTCAGTCCGGGGCTGGTAAGTCCCCGCTTCTTGTATCCCACGACTAAGATCCGCGCCTTCGGCCATACCTTGATCAAAGGATTCCCCTGCGCTTTTACCTTTCCCAATAGCGTCAGCCATACCATACAGGGCACGACCAGCACCAGCTAATCCGCCGACGATAGAAGAAGCCAGACCAGTTCCCGCGCTGACAGCGTTTTCGGCCAACGCAGCGGGTGCGTCAGTGAAGGCATCGCCTGCTGCTTCAATACTTGACTGTGCCCACGGGTCGGACAGGGTTAAACGGGGTTTCGGCGGTTTCAATCCGGGCGCACCGCCTTGAGGATTTTGCGGAGTTATAGGAGGTTGAGCAGCAGGCTTCGCGGCTTGAGGTTGTTGTGGTGCACCAATTTGAGGCGCAGCAGGCGCAGCATATTCGGACGCATCATGTGAATCATCGTCCGACACTTGATCTTTGGACATCATTGATTTCACATCATCGGACACAGCTTGGTCCGCTTGCATCGCTTTCATCACTTCCGGTGATAGTGCCATTTATTGTCCTTGGTTCTTGATGTAATTTCTAAGGAATTCTTGCGCTTTTGGAGTTAAGTGCTGTATATTGGTCTTCGCTTTTTCTTCAAGACTCTTAGCCATTATAACTATGCTATCAGCGTAACGTTTGGCACTCTCTGGGGCTTTTTCAACACCAAATTTAGCGACTTTGCCCGGACCCCAGTTATATGCAATCAACGCTTTTCGAACGTCCCCGTCATATTTTGCGATCAGTTGTCCGATGTATTTACGACCTGCCGCTTCGTTTTGCTTGGGGTCATAGATGTCCGTTACCCCAAGTTCTTTTGCGGTTTTCGGCATTAACTGCATCAAACCCTTGGCCCCCGCGTCCGAATAAGCATACGGATTACCACTACTTTCGTGATGAATAATAGCGTTAACTAAATGGTCTGTCACTGGAGTAGGTTCACGATTCTTATCATTTATCGTAGCAGCAGTACCGGCACCTACGCCAATCCCAGTAGCGCCATGAAGTATGTTCGGATCGTGTTTATCCCAAGTACCACGGTTCCCGGTTTTTGACTTGATTGCGGTGTTATCAAATACCGAGTAAATTGTACTGGGTTTCCCAGTGGCCTCCGAGGAATATTTACCAGCAGGACCTTCGTCATGGACATTTTTGACGATAAGCCCGTCATATCCATTTTTCCTCGCCCAACGTGCCAAATCATCCGTACTCGTTACGTTATTCCTGAGCTTCGGCACATCAGGTAACGTCTTTGGATCCAGTGTACCCCAATTACTCCCTTCGGCATCTATCACTAGGGGTTTTTTCAGATTAATATGCGCCGCCATAGTACGCGGCGCGTCACCAGTTCCGTATGTGGCGGATATATCCGGTGAACTACTGAAAAAAGACCCAGTGTTCTTGGTCTTAGTTTTACCACCTTCAGTATTGAATTGAGTGAAATCCTTATCCGTGGTGTGATAGACTGTGATTGGTAAGCCATCTTCACCAACCATCTCGGGGTGGTGATCTTTAAACCAGTCTTTGAACTCGGGAGTCTCGACATGATGAGAAGCGCGTACATCATCATCTACACGAGCGGCGACCCGAGAACCCGGAAACATTGTCGATGTCTCTTCTGGCGGAACCACGTAGGATCGAACGCCGTAAATGGGATGGCTGGCATACGCTTCAAGAATCTCATGGGCTTGGGGCGCAAGAAATTTCGCCGCCATCTTCGTACCTCTTGCTGCTAATTCCGCACCTTCAATGACGGGAGCAGCAAGAGCCAAAGCAGCGTCTGTCGTATCATCTTTTAAATGTAGTGTTTCACCCTTCCCGGAGGTCAGCCGATCCCCGTAGGCTATACTACCCGCTACCTGACCGACAGCGGGTGCTCCGGTGGCATCGAGTACCGCCCCCGCTATACCCCGACCAGTATCAGTGTCCGGCAAAAATGCGCCGATCAACTTCTTGACAGATTCATTTCCACGATCGACGAATTGGTGTACACCTTCCCATATGGAATCGGGCTTCCATTCATCGATATACTGCTCTTCGTCTTTCTTGGCCATTATCGCGGCGCTCCGCCTTTGATTTTCGTTTGGCCATTAATTTTGTATTTTTGGCCGGGTTTCAAATTCAAGTAATCTTGGTCACTTTTGATTTCGATAGCAGGCGCATCAGCCATGTCTTTGTGACCCTTACTTTCAGTAGCCGCAATACCCGCCGCTAAAATATCGCGCATATGAATCAACTCGGGATCACGATTCTTCTCGCCGTGCGCTGACAAAGCCGCGTTCATCTGCGCCAGACTTTTCTTAGACGCTTCCAGTCCGCCGTTTGCCTCGACCGCCTGCATCCCAGCTTCACGATCGGCCTTCTTACGATCTTCATCCGTTGGTTGCGGTTTTGCTTCTGCAGTAGGGGCTGCAGTAGGGGCTGCGGTTGAAGCAGTTGTGACCGGTTTTTCTTTGAGTTTGTCTCGTTCGATAATTTGACGCATAGTTAATTTTGGCTTGCGCTGACTTTCAGTCTCGAACTCTTGAACTTGTTCGTAAGTGTATGGGACTGCTTTTTGAACTCGTTCAACAATGCCGTGCATCAATTGCTTTTGCGGTTCTGCGATCTTCGGATCAGCCAATTGAACCTCAAGCCCTGATTCAACAATCTGCCGCGCTTGGGCAAGTTTTTTCAGTTTGGTGAAATGGGTGTCCCCGTCTTTCCAAACCACAGCATCCATTTGTTCCGTCAAAGCCCCGGGGGGTGCGAGGCCACTCGCTTCAATATTACCAAGTACACGTTTCAATCCGGCAATTGCCACACCGTAATCTTGCGTCTCTTGTATAGACATCTTGTTGACCAGATTTTCCTTTGCAGCGTCGAGCAACCCTGTGCCCTGATGACGGCCACCGAAAAACCCGGTACTGGACGTAATAGGAAGTAGCGTGATATTCTCAATGTCCCTCGCCGCTTGATTGGCAGAAGACATGATGCGTTTAGTATACACAGAATCACGGCCAGCCAATCCGCCGACCCCCTTCTCGATTGGGTCTATCTTCTCACGATCTATTTCTTTGCCACCTTGATAATAGTTGCCCGTCGACGGGTCATAGTCAGCAAGTGTTTGTTTGCCGTCATATATAACGGTTTTCGCTTCGAAATGTTTCTTGCCCCCGGCACCACTTTCCGATAGCGCTTTAGTAGCGAGCGCTTCATCTCTATCAGCCGCTGCTTCGTCACGAGCAGATTTAGCCTTATTTTTAGCCAGTTCCGCCGCTTCTTTCACTTGCTTGACTTTATAGTCCGCTTCCTGCACCTTCGAACGCCATTCATCAATCGTCGCGGCTTCCATTTCCTTCAGCTTGTCTTCCGGGATTCTAGTTTTACCGGTTACCGGGTCTTTATCGTTCCGATACATTGCGATGATGGCATGCTTTGCTGAATTGAATGCTTCAGTTGCTTTGATATTCGCTTGAGGGTCCAGTTCATCCGCCAACGCAGCCGCTTCGATCGTCGCGTCGTACCTTTTCAGTGGTACTTCAATGTCCCTATAAGCATCCTCCATCTTTTGGTGCATTTGCTTCAAACTGTGATCATCCAATTCACCGAGATGGGTCTGCATATCGATGGTATTTTTCTGGATGTCAGCTTTGCGCTTCAAAAGCCCGCTGATCGATTTCTGGCTCAATTTGTCACCGGATTCAGCAAGTATCTGGTCAATGCCGTCTACTGAGTGAAAATTCGCGCCAGATTTCTGCGCAGCCTGAAGAATCGATCTGTCATTCATCTCGTCTTCATGGTTGGCTTGATTCGTTTGTGCGTCATTCACACTGTTTTGCAGATCAATTCCCTTTTGTTGTATGTCGGCGGCTTTACCGGCATTCGCCAAAGTATCGATTTGTTTGAATGGCTTCACACTTAACGGAATATTTGCATCCGGCGCTTGTATACTTTGCTGCTGTATTTGTTGCGTTGCAGCTTCCATCGGAATATTGTAATCAGACATTTCGATTCCTTACGGCATAGGTATAAGAACACCACTGCTATTCAATGTCCCATTAGGGTTGCTTTGTAGATCATTGAGTGTGGTACTATTGTTGACTGCGCTACCCATCGGAATAGTGTTAGTCGTAGCTGCTGGCGTCGTCGGTGTAGGCAAATAACTCAATCCGCCTGCCGTAGACAACTGATTTCCAATATCGGACGCTGTTTGTGTTGCGATGTTACCGACTTGCGCTTGCCCCGCACCGAGGGCATTAGCTTGTCCAGTAAGCCCCGCAGCCGTTGCATTTGCAGCCCCAGTGATTCCAGCAGCGGTGTACTTAGCAGCGCCGACCTGTCCAGCAGCGGTAGCGTTGGCAGCACCTGTCGTCCCAGCAGCATTCGAAGTCCCAATGTTCTGTTGTATCGTCTCAGCACCAACTCCATATTGAGCCAGAGCAGTTTGCAGTTGGGCTGTCGAAGTCTGGCCAGTCGCGACCTGTTGCTGCAAAGCAGCCAAAGTGAGGTTATTAGATTGCAGCCATTGATTGAACGCTTGTTGTTCATATGTCGATGCAGTGCCCTCAGCAAATGTGATATTATCTTGGATGTTGTTACTGTTCAGCGTTCCAGTTTTCGCAGCGTCCGTGTTATTCAGGGCTTGGGTACCCTGTTGCAGTGCGAATTGATACGCTGCCGAATTAGTAGCATCCGACATCGTGAATGGCGTGTTGAATTGTCCACCCGGCTGTAGGCCAGCACTTAATGTCTGCAAAGCTGTCGTACCCGCCGACATATACGGTTGTTGGTTTGCTGTCTGTGCCGCCAACGTTGTACCCGCAGTGCCCAATGCATTTGTTTCACCAGCAACTTGCTGCTGTGCCGCAGTAGTAGCGCCCGTAGCCAAAGTGTTTGCCGATTGAGTGGCCGCGCTTGATTGGATGTTTGCTGCTGCAGTAGCCGCTGGCGCGAGAACATTTGCCGCAGCCACCGCACCACCTGCAATCGTATTTGCCGACTGAGTGGCTGCGTTTGCCGCCACAATGCCGCCGAGAGCGGTTCCCGCCACACCAGCGCCAGTCAAAGCATTGATTCCTTTAGCCGCGTATTTTTGAAGTGCTGACTGCGCCGCCGATTGGAGCGCGGGCGGAAGATTAGTGACCCCACCAGCGGTTTGTGCTGTCTGAAGTGCTGACGCTTCAGCGTCAGTCAATTGTACACCAGCTTGCGCTGCATTCGCAGTGCTAGCGAGAGCGCTGATACCTGAAAAAACGCTTCCAGCGACCGCGCCACCTACCCCACCGTTAACAATACCATTGATGACGTTACCACCACTGATAGCCGAACTCACACCACCGACCAAAGCGCCTGTAGCAGCACCACCAAGAATGGTACCCAGAACTCCGCCACCAACCGCGTCTGCAACTGCTGATGCGACCACTGCCATTTTACTTCTCCTTCAAGAGCAGATTTTCTCGATGCTCTAGATATTGCTGATAATCTTCTACAACCAATTCGAGTTCTAACTGTTTAATATCGCGAGTCTCACTTTCGACCCCATGAATGGTCAACCACCTGACGTCAGTTATAGCGTACCCCGCTTTACTAATCCCGGGGCTGGATTCGAAGACAAGGGGAGCGTCCAACCTAGCCGGGATTCCTGAATCGTTGACAACGATAATGGAGCCTTCGAGTAAAACATCGACGGTTGAAGTCTTGTGAATTTTACCTGTAATTGTTGTGCCTGCTGGTACACGCATTTCACGCACATAAACACCATCCGCGAAAAAATTAAAAATCGGAATATCTACTTGAGGAAGTTTCAACGATTCCTCTTTGAGTTTTTGAATCTGATCACGAGGAGCCAGATCATTCATGTTGAATACCACCCGGAAATATTGATGCTCGTATTTCTAGCCGCCCAAGTCGGGAGATATGCGATCAAACCTGCGACCGATCCAGCCCCGAGTGATGTGCCACTGACATCAGATGCAACACAATTTGATCCAACAGCAGCCGCGCCCGGAAGATTCGTTATCTCTGTCGTTCCGGCGATCGACGCGACTGTACAAGTACCTGTAACAGTGATCGATGCATTCCAAAAAACGATCCGGCCAATCTTAGTGTAAGAACCAGCATACGTTGCGCCACCAGTACCATTAACGACAGTCAACCCGGTGAAAATGGGTGTGAAAGTAGATTCGATTCCGAAAAAGTTTTGGACTTTGGTGAACCATTGCATCCACGGCACTGCCACCCTAATGACCGGTGGAGCGTTACCTGTAGGCTTGTCCCGAACATCTACTGAGGTCTGAATCGGGGGGCTGTTGGGTATGGTCATCCCGCTGCCCCCTCTTGCTGGGACATCGTGACACTACCACCAGTTATCATGAAATTAATAGGGTCAGTCACGGTAAACTGAAAAACAAAGTCTCGAGCCATTCCCCAGCGACGAGTAATCAGCCGAGGCGTGTGGTATTGACCGACCTTGCCCATCGAAACGCGCCTCTCGGTTCCGAAAGTCTTACCACCATCTTTGGATCTTTGGATCATCATCATCGGATCAGAGCCTTGGCCTGATTGTAACCCAGCGCCAACCTCTATGTCAAGGTATAGTTCACTGATGCCGAAAGTATTCCCATCTTTTCTGATATGTCGTGTGCGAACTTGGCGCTTTATTGGAGTACCATTGTCGGTAAACACACCTTCGGATAAAACGTAAATATTGCCGGTAGTCGCATCAGATACGTAATTATTGGTGTTAAAAACAATACCGTAATTGGCAAAATGCCGAGCAACCAATGCTACTCCGGTTTGAACTTCCTGCCAGAGGCCAGTCAAACCATCATAAAGAAATGAACGGTTGCCCGTAGGGAAAGTCAACTGATACATCGGGTGACCATCAACTATATACGTCAATGCCACAGCGTCCGAAAAAGTCGAGAAAGTATTGATGATCGCTTCAATATCTGAAGTGCTGATTCGCTGCGGGACATACCCGTTGAGCATCATCACTTGGGTATGTCCTTGAGGATTTTGAGCAAGAAACACCGAAGTGTTCATAAACTTCGCCCGAGAAGCGATCGCGGCCAGTCCCCAAGTCTGAGTGGTGCCATTGATACGTTGGAACGGAAGCGGCGAAGCACCGACATCGGACCAAAACTCAATGCTGTTAGCACCCCAAAGTATGATCGTGCCATTAACAACTTCTACAGCCAGCAACTGACTCGATTCATTTTCTTTGGTACCAAACAAATAAGGGGTGTACGCCGCAGTCAACGATGAAGTGTAGGATTGGCTTACTGTAAATTGCCGAGAAGACGGTTGTTCATTGATGAAGCGCCCATCAATAAACGCAACCGTGTTTGCACCATTCGGAGCGTTAGAATCGGTGACCTGCCCGAACGTATACGGGGTGGTGGTCTGCAATAGATAGATGTTCGTACCATCAGCGATACAAATTTGAAAACTGTTGTCGTCCATTTCGACTCGACCGACAGCTGTGTTCAAAGTACCCATCAGACTTATCGCGCCAGCAGTTGTAACTCTATATACGTTCCGACTGGCAACAACAAACAAGTTATTGCCGACCACGTGCCATCCACGAATAGGCGCAGACGGAAGAGTTATCCAAAGTGCAGAACCGGGCGTGGAACGTATTACCGCAGCCGTCTTATCCCCGTCTGGACGCGGATCATAGTAACAATTCAGTCGGCGCTGAGACGTCGCTACTGAAGAGTAAGACTGAATTCCGCTGCCGAAAATTGGTACTGGTTGCATTAGGTAATATCGTTACACTGGAAGTAAGCTACTACTTTTTCTGGCTCTTTCTTCTGAGCGATAGACAATGCGATCGAGTAATTTTCAGCCATCAATGGCGTCCAGACAGCTTGAAACATCGGGCAAATAAGCTTCGCCAGACCAAGCATCAATGGAAGAAAATACTCTTGGGGATATTCTGGAACGTCCGTGGGATTTACAAAATCCTGCTCCGCTTCCAAGTAAGTGATTACCAAATGCTTAGTGACATCTGACGCGCCTGCGACGTCTGTATACATGATACCATTGGTAAGCTGAAATTCGTAATAGATGCCTGATGGGTCCGAAATGTTGGTGGGATTGACTTTCGTCGGTAACTGATCATACTCAGGCTGTTGCATGATACGAATTGGCGTATCATTATAAGTGCTGTCCCGCAACATCACCGTTTCAATATGGATTGGTTGATTTGCGGTAGTAGTGTAAGTAAATACTTGAGCACTGGCACCAACCGTGTAAGCAGAAGGTATCGCTGGGGACACATTGACCGTGTTCGTGCCCACGGAGGTAACAAAAGTCCAGAACAAATCCCCGGAAGACACCTCGACCCCGAGGTTGTCCCCGACTGAGATACCAGAGGATGACGAGAGAGGTACCGTCGTGGCCCCTCCCGCCACCGCCGCGCTAGTCATGGTACTGATATAGCTGGTGGTCCATCCGACGCCTCCCGGACCCACCAAATATTGACCCGTAGCAGAATGCAGAAACAAATGCCCGCGCCGCCGCGTCCAAGTCTTCAGACCGGGGGCAAAATCAGTTGTCCCCTGCCATTGTTTGACCAACATATTGAGAAACATGGCACAGTCATTGGTCTCTCTGGAAGACGGTACTTCGTTTTCTTCCAACTTTCCGATGGTCAACATCGCCCCGCGAATAATATCATCGCGACTGACCGAAAAAGTGTTGACCCCGGAAGTTGCCATATTAAGCTACCTTACCTGTAGTGAGTGCGCGAGTAATGAATTGGTCTAAATGCCACCAAACTTCCTCTTTCGAGATGTCTGCTTGGCATTGTGCTGTGCCGGACTCCTCATCCTTAGTACAAACACTCCAATCATATATCATCATGTGGCAAGCCGGGGCTTCGTCATTACCACGGCCACCGCACTTCGTGCCCTTTGACTGTAGCGAGATAGTGTTGATCCAATCCCGGGTGAGGTTCTCTTCGGTCGAATGCGAAAGAAATACGATTTTCGGCATTTCTTCCATCGAAGCAGCGTTCAAAACTCCAGTCTCCGGGCCGATCACGAGATCCGCGAATTGCATGAAACTCAAAGTTTGTCGTATCGACCATTTACCACAAGTCAGATGCACCCGAGGTTCTTTTTCCCATCCAGCTTCCAAAATTGCTGCTTCTGGGCCACCACAAAGGACTACTTCAACATCATCATGATTAATCATGAGCGCCGCAATAACGGCGTCAAGGCCAGCCCACGTTTTATGAACAGAAGAACCAGCAAGTGACCAAAGGATCACAAACTTGCCCATCCGAGCACGATGTTGCCGCGCCCAATTTTTTTCATCTGGTGTAGCGTGAAACTTGATTACTGGGTCATGTGGGACACCAGCAAGACGATGTTGGTGTTCGACGTAATTTACATTCATGTGCATGTGCCGCAACATTGGCGTCCACCAAGCAGCATGAACTCGACCCGGCATCGCAAGAAAAGTGCCTTCAACAGACTCTGAAAGATTAACAAACTTGTCGTATTTCTTCGCTTGATAAGTCCAAAAATCAGTCAAATTCGCATTCGGAACCTGATCCTTGTCCAAGATCATGAATTTATCAATGTTCGGATCTTCAGTCACTATATCACAACCGGGCCTAGAAGTCATGAGAGTAATGTGATACCCCTGCTTCTTCAACCCGGCCCACACACTCGACGACTGCATCAGGTCACCAAAAGCCCCGAACCGGCATACAAGTGCGGTTTTTTCGGGCTTGGACATCATCCAACTTTCTTCGCGAGCATTATTCTCAAGACGTTGAAAGACCAAAAGCATCGAATATTCATCATCTTGATTGCGTTCTTGACATTCAATCAAATCCCAACCTTTGTACTCGGACATGGCAGAAATAATGTCCGAAGGCAGAAAGTCATGCTTATGATCGTGATTCGCCCCCGGCTGTCCGATATTGGGATAGAAATCCTT